GTAGAATCCGATAAGCGGAAAATTTTACTACCAGTTGTTAAATCAAGTCTTGATGAATCATAATTAAAGGTACCCGTAACAACACCGCGGCTGTCAGTTACAATCTTACCTTTATTATTAAAATAATCAAATAAATCATCACCAGTTGAAGAGCTATTTCCAACACACTGATTAGTAACCTTATAATCATTAAAATAAACTTGTAGAGCTGTATTAGGTTTTAAACCAGAGGCTGCAAACTTAATTGAAATTGATCTCATTCTAGGTATGAGAACTTTACTGATAATTACATCACTAGAAGTTGTTGTTGTGGTAGTTAAACTACCATAAGTGGTACCAGTTCTCTCCAATTGATTTGTTGGTTGACCTCCATACCAAACATCACTCCAATTGTTCCATATTGTTTCGTAAGTAGCTTTTGCTTTTGACGAAGGATCAAGTGTACTGTAATTACCTTCAATATCAGTATGCAAATCCGGTAATCGGTTTGTATCAAACCAAATATCAGAAGGCGGGTCTAATTCAACAACACCAATATAGTTAGATACCTGGAACGGGTTAACATTTTCAGTTCTAGTAGCTGCAGAATTTTTTACAAATATATCACTCGAATAAGGTAGAGATACAAGATTACCCGTACGAGTATATTTACTTGATGATCTTTCATTGTTTGTAGTAGCAAGCTCTGATAATTTAAAGTTACGTTGATCAAAAGTTGGTCTTACTTCACCTGCTTTAAAATCCATCGCAATACTATAATCCGGATCAAGAGCATTACCTACCCTGTGACCGGTAAAATTATCAACAATAAATCCGTTTTTAAATCTATCAAATCCTAGCACATCCTTAACTTGGAACGCTGCTGTGTCAGTTTCTAATAGAGATAGAGTTGTATAGTATTCAAGATTTTTTACTCGATCTTCTATACGACCAATATCTCGCATTGTAAAGCGTTTATTTTCAATAGGTATAACATCAATATCGGTCTTAGCGTTAAATACATAAGCTTTTTGTTTATACACATAAAGCGCCATTGCATTTTGTGGGGTTGCAGGTTCAACCGGTGTAAGCGAGCTTATACCATTGATTATTTTAATTTGACCTGCGGAATCTAAAATAACTTTATCAGTACGTGGTAAGTAATATGAATAATCTGTTACAAAAGTAACTTCGCTGTCAATAAAGTCTCCGGGGTTTGTAAACGTTGTACCGTTACTATCAATTTTAGATCTAAAATCAATACAATCTCTTAGCTGATATGTCTTAATACCGTCTACAAAAGGCGGTATTTCATCGTATGTAATACTGTTCGTATATGAAGTTACAGAAAAGAAATCCCCAGTAGAGTGGGTGAAGTAATCAAAAGTAATTCTTATAGGACCAGTAGCTGCAGGGTAACCTGGTTTAAGTTTAACAGCACCTATATCATAGTGAGTTTTTCTCTGGCCGTTATCAACCGTATAGCGATCTGTAATATCAATTGCATTATTAGTATAGAAAGGAGTACCAAACGCATTAGCAGACATTTCAATACTAGATACCTTATAGATATCAGACTGCCCGAGTGTGAGAGAGGAAGCTGTTGCAGTATTAGTTGTATAATCTATCGTCGAATTTGACACTAGTGTTTTAGTGCGTTTATCTGCAGACGTACTTGTTTTTTCAACAGTTGTAATAAGTCTTATGTCAGCTGTTATGTAATCGGGTAAATTTACAGTAATAATTTTACCAGTTGGTGAACCACTAAACGTTATAGCCGCTCCTCCAGCAGGCCCTGCCGTCTGTAAATTAATATAAGCACCTGTGCTTTTTCTAACCCCGATATAATTTGTTGCAGTTAACGGTGCAAATATTTCAGCCGTACTTGCTGTTATAGTTGCAACGTTTGCAGCTAATGTCTTATCATATGTACGTCTTGTATAATATGAGGTTTCATTATTTGTAGGATCAACATTTTTAATTGTTGAATACGGAAATTCATAGATGTAGGCAGCTTTACTCTGCAATGCAATATTAGCGCTTTGTTTTGTAGCTTTAAGGCTAGAAACTGTACCAACAATGTTTGCTGTTGTATAGACAGTAGAATCTGATATAACGTTTTGAACAGTATAAACGTTACTGTTTACAACTAAAGTATCAAAAGCTGCAACATCTAGAGTGAAGAGGGTACCTGCACCCGTAATGATATTACTACCGTTTGTTGTGCTTACTGAACCTGAAATGTATGCATTAGATGTAACAACATTTGCAGTAAAATGTGTCCAAGTTAAATTATCAAAGTATATTTGCTTTACATTTTTTTCAAATGTAAATCCAGTTGACATTGTAACATCAAACAGGTATGCTTTATAGACTGCAGAGCTTGAGCCATTGTACCTGAAACATACTCTAGGGCTCTGATACGAGCAGTACCGACCAAACTTCCACTCGCTGTACCTGCAGTTGCTGTATATCTGTTATACAGGCTTACTTTTTGCAGCGTAAGCAAGTCAGGCATAGATGTAACACCTGTAACTAAAACATAGTTACCCGTCTCAGTAGAGATTGAACTATTTGTTACAGTTACAAAATCTCTAGCTTTTGATGCTGTAAGATATTTTGAATTTGTACTAGTTATTTCATAGCCTAAAACATAAGCTTTACCCGGGTCAATAATATTAACATACAAATCAGAATTACCACCTGCAGTTGAGGGGTATAATCCAACACGCGCTGTTAGATTTGCTGGTTGTAAATGTTCAACAACCTCAAGTTTATACGGGCGAACAGTGTAGTTGCCCGACTCATCAAACGTTCTTCTGGCAAGTGTATCTGCAATTACATTATAATCAGTTGTATTTTTCTGTTTAATTAACCCACCGTCTTCTACAATAGCTAGCTGTATGTAGTCAGCTGTATCTGACCCCGCGCTAGTTACATATCTTACTTCAAGATCAAGAGCTAATTTATAACGATCAGCTCCAGGAGCAAAATAATTATAAGTTCCAGCTGCTTGATCTAAGATACTTGTATCATCATCACTAGTAACAATTGTTTCAGTTATTTTAAAACCAATAGAACGAGTTACTGTACTGCTGTATTTACTTACGAGAATAGTCTGGTCTTCAAAATATGCAAATACATTCTTTACAAACATTACCCCAGCTGTTACTGAGAATGCAGATCCAAGACCGGTTGCAAGAATACCTGCTGCTTGCACCGAAATCGGAGTAGCCCCGTCACTTACAAGAACTTCAGAATTACCAAACACTCTTGTTGAACCATTAGTACCTGATGAGGTATAACGCACATAAATTGTTGCTGGGTCCGTGCTGGTAGATTCAGCATAATTAACAACAATAGCTTTAATGTTAGAGTTTTGGCCAGTGAGAGTCCTACCTACTAGACTTGCTAACACCGTATTAGTAGATGTTGTGTTGTATGTTGATGTTAGCTTAACATAATTTAATTTTGAATCTAAATTTAAATTACCAGGGATGACAATAGCACCCTCTTTAAAAATATTCTGACCAAATCTTGAAATTTGATTCTGGAGTGTAGTCTGTAGCTGAGTTAATTCTCGCGCTTGAACAGCACGACCTGGTCTAAACAATATACGATAAAATTTCTTTGCCTCGTCAAAATTATCGTAGTAAGGAGCTGTATTAAAATTAATTGCCATCTTTTACCTAAATTATAACTCAATAATTGTTCTGAACTTAATTAGCTGATCTTCACTATAGCTCACCGATGTTCTATTATCTATGTATAGTAGCTCACCGCTAAATTTATTTATACTAGGTACTTTATCAATTGAAACAACAGTATAGTCAGTATCGGTTAGCGGATCAGTAAAAATATCATCTTCCATTGGAATATGGCTGTCTTTACTTAGAATAAGAACTTGGTTGGTACCTGGGACAGTTTGCGCTATTTCAAATTTCTTTGTAACAGTAATATCTTCAGTTTGCATATAATGTTCTAACATTGTATCGGCATCTAATGTACCTAGTGTATCTAAAGTAATTAAATAGCACCCACTGCCGTTTATATTGCTAAAATATTTAGGATTACCATATTGCTGTAAGTCTTTAATAAGACCAAATTGTCTAAAATCATTTGTAATTGTAATGCTTTGATTTTTTTCGTTGTTAATAGTTGAAAAAAGCATAAGCGAGTCTGCAAATAATTCATTTACAGGATCATAACAATGTCCGTTATATGGCGATATAATTGCAGAAATATTTGCATTACCGCTACCTGTTGGACCGAGTACAATTACGTTTGCATAATTGTAACCATATCCAGGATTAATTATATCTACAGATACAATAGAATTACCAACAATATTTGCTGAACCCACAAATTCAGAACCATCACCGTCAAGCACAATAGATGCAGTCGTATAACCATCGCCACCTGCATGTACCCGTAAACCATATACAGCACCGTTAATAGCAGCCAGCTGCACACTACCTTGTTCTGATACCACATCACCAACAGATAAATCTACATATGCATTTGCACCTACACCATCACCCGTAAATATTAAATTAGTGTAGGTGTATCCTGTGCCTTTATTTTCAATAACAATATCTTCTATTTGACCGCTTTGATTAACAAATGGGGTTAATGCTGCGCCTGTTCCATCCCCTAAAACAGTAATAAAGGTTTGATTATTAGCGCTGTATGCTGTACCTGGGTCTTCTATAATAATTCTATCAATATACCCTTTGTGTGTGCTATTACCCGTGATAACAGGTGTCAACACCGCTGCATTTGCAAAATTAATACTAGCAGCAGCGTTTACTGTTGGCTGAGAGTTACCTGATGTAACTATTGCAAAGGTAAGATTAGCAATTGTGTTAGCAGTATACCCGCTACCTTTACTTATAACATCAATACCTACCAACACGTTACTTGCAAATCTTAAAGATATTTTTGCGTTGGAAGTAGGCTGTGTTGCAGAGCTAGATACAAAAATATTAGCAGTAGTATTTGCAATAACTGCGGCTGTATATCCTGCACCAGGGTTTGTAATTATTACATTACTAACACCTTTATATAAACTTGTACCTTGATATCTTGAATCTGTAATTACAATAGCGGCATTACTATAATTACGACCTTTGTTATCAATTACTACATCAATAAAACTACCTGTTTCGTTTAATATAGGTCTTAATACAGCTGTATTACCCGCAAGAATATCACCAGCTTCTGTATAGCTAACAATAACTGTACCTGTTGCGTTTGTCGTTGGTTGAGAGTTACCTGTTGTTGCAATTACAAATGTTGTATTAGCAAATACTGAAATTGTGTTAGATGCAGGAGAATAACCTGCACCATAATTTGTAATTGTAATTCCTGATAATACGTTATTAGTAAACGCTAGTGTTGCAGTAGCGTTTACGGTTGGCTGCACTACACCCGTTGTTGTAAACACCCCTGTAGTGTTAGCAGTAATTGCTGTAGTGTTAGCAAATTTTTGATAACCTGTACCAGCATTAGAAATAGTTACAGACCCAATAGTGTTTGAAAACGGGAGTGCACTTCCGGTAACAGTTAATGTCACAGCTGCGTTACCAAGATATCCTGAACCCTGGTTATCAATAATAACAGTATCTATCTGCCCACCAGAATAAAATTGCTGGTAAATAGCACTCTGAACAGGTAAGTAATCATCTGTCAAGAATCTATTTCTTAATGAGGGGGGAATAGTGTAAAGATATTTCCACACATATCCATCAAGATATGTTTCTGGGGTATAATCTGAACCAGTTGGCTCATACAATGAAGGACCATCATTAGAATTATCTAAGCATTTATATACCCCATATGTACCATTCATTACATAAAAAGTAGCTTCCTTTATACTCGTAGCACCTGATTGAGCAGGAAAATCTACAGAATAATTACCATCAAATTGATCGTAAACAGTATTAAGAGTCCAGTCTCGTCTAGGAACGACAAGAGAGACGTCAGTAGGGTTTACCTTTTTAACACTAAGAATACTGTTACGAGTATCATACTCATACTTATCCGTAGTAGCAGGTGTACTAGGGGTGTATTCGTTAGCCCAAGGTAAAATCTGACCAATAAAATAATGGTAAGTTGATCTACCAGTTATAATATCCTCGTATACCGTCTCCGCCAACGTTGTGTGGAAGGTATCTTTTAGTAAAAAAGACATATTACGATATGCTTACCGTCCATGTAATAACAATAACGTCGGCAGCACCTTTGGTAACTGTTGAGAATACCGTTCTGCAAAGCATTGATCCAACTCCAGGGTAACCATTAAAAATACCAGCTTCTGTAAGAGCACCAGTTCCAGTACCTGCTGGGAATGTAGCTACGTAAGTTAATGTGTTTGTAGTAGCAGTAGTAGAATCTAATGCAACATTACCAGCAGCTACCACAGCACCAAGTGTTGTATCACTAATTACTGCAGCAACCGAGCTTGTACCAACAGCCATACGACTCATTAGCGGGGAAGTATTACCAGCCATTCTAGATGCAATGACTGTCTTACCTGCTGTTACAACCAAATTCTTAACGTCTCTTGTATCTTTAACGTTACCAAACTGATCTAACAACACTATGTTTAATTTACCTGTAAGGTTAATTGATTCAGTGAACATGTTTTTTCCTTTTAAAAAAATCTATACTAGCGCAGTTATTGTGCCTGCGTATGTAAAGTCTGTGAAATATGTAACGTCTGCGTAATCTGGGTAGAAGAGACTTGCCTGTTCTGTTACCGTTACAATGCTATCTGTATTATTTATACGTGTATTAAAGTTTATAGATGTGGCCTCTACTATTATAATTTCTTCAGTCAGATTTTTCTGCCCTGATAATTGTAGAGTTTCTGTTGCAATTGTATCATCCGAAAGAGCTGGTTTAGTGTTTAACGATGTAGCTTCTGTTATAACCACACTATCTGTATAAACAATTGCAAGCTGTCGATTCACAAGAGTGTCTATTGCGATAACCTGATCACTAAAGAATATTTGGTATGCAAGAATAATATTATCTGTTGCAGTAACAGCATCTGCAGTTGGTTTATTAAAGCTTGATGCTGATGATTCTGTAACAAAAACTTCATCTCTTGTATTCTGTCTAAACAATAGCGTATTAATGTCTGTTACAGTAACGGCATCACTAACTGCAACACCTCTAATAACAGAAATTTGCGCACTTTCAGTAACAACAACACTATCTGTAAGCTGCTTGTTCATGTTGTATATTGAAGCATCCAACGTTGTAAATGCATCTTGGATGCTTGTTACATAGGTCTGTCTCGAAATAACATTAACGTTGGCAGCGGCATTTAGCGTAGCAGATAATACTCTTGAGTTAAAGAGGCGCTGACCGGCAGGATGTATTAATTGACTAACAACATCATAGAAGTATGTGTAATCAAGGCTCGATTCTGTTTGATACGCAAACGGTTGATATAGAATACTATCTGGCAGCCTGTTCACATCATCAGATAAGAATCCTTTACTAGAAACATACTTACCTGGGTACCTAGCAATAGATCCGATTTGCAACACAATTTGAGCAAGATCGGGGTCAATACCTCCTGTTACATTACCCCCTGGTACAAATGAACTTGATGTAGCTGTTGTTGGGGTAATTACACTATAAAGATCTGTACCTTGCACATAATCAGTGTCAAAGTATCGCGTTGGGTCAGTAAGAGAGGCTGCTGAAGATTGAATACTAATAACATCTTTAAAACCTACAGTTGTAGAATGAAACGTTTCGTCAGAACGTGAAACACGACCAGATGGGGATAAATTTACTGTTACAGGGACATCGAAGTTATAACCGTAACTTAGAATCTTTAGCCCTGTAATACCACCCTCTTCATTAACTGAAATAACTTGTACTTGGGAGTTAACCGCTCCTGCAATATTAACATTAATAATTTGGGCTACTCTAAAATTCTTCCCGGGTATTAATATAGATGCACCTGTTGTTGTACCTGATATCTGGCCGTACAACAATACACCATCTTTACTACTAACAGTAACACCATCACCTACTTCATAAGGAGCAAGCTCACTATTCTTTAATACAAATTCATAGTGATCAGCAGCCAGATATTTTTTACTTAGGATAGATGTTTTATATGTAATCCCGTC